TCCCGTTAGAGGTTGATGTTGAATGGTGTTCTCCTTCGTGGGCTAATAAATATACTTGGCCTCCGAAGGAGTTCTCATTGACAGAGTTACCAAAACCTGTTACAATTAATGACTATATAGATTGGGATTAAGGAGAGTTTAATGGCTAAAGTTGGATTGAAATTGGGGTTTACTTTTAGAGTTGGCCCCTTAGACACTAATCAGTACGCACGTATTGATTGTGAGATACATGACATTGATACTGATATGGATATCCCCACGCAGCTTGAGGGAACTGAGCTTGCATTAGGTCAAATGTGGGCGCACGTTCGAGATGAAGTCGATAAGAATATCGACGAAGTACTGAACGAAGGGACATCTAAATGAGTCAAGGGAAAGAGCTAACCAGAGCCGTGGTTCTTGAGCAAGTGTTAGCAGAACGGGAAAACCAAGATTTAAAGTGGGGGGATCAAACCTTCAATTCTGATGATCATTGGACAGTTATCCTAACAGAAGAACTTGGGGAAGTGGCACGAGAAGTGTTTGAAAGTAGAGAAACTGACATGTATAACGAAATTATTCAATGTGCGGCGGTTTGCTTTGCGTGGGCAGAAGCCTGTAACAACCGTAAAAAACAATTACCTAGGGGGGTTTAGATGGAGACAGATTCTGAGAAAGTTATTGAAGGTTTACTTAAAGATAAGAAACTAAATCTGTTTCGTGGAGATGATAGTGCTTTTGAATATTCTAGAATACCTTTCAACATTCCAGCCCTCGATAGATTAACGGGTGGGGGAATAGCGAAGAAGCGTCTAACTCTAATCTATGGGCCGACTAACGTAGGTAAGTCTTATCTAGCGTCACAAATCTGTGCTAATGTTTTAAAGTCAGGCGGACAGGCAGCTTGGATTGATACAGAACTATCATGGGATTCTGATTGGATGGCACGATGCGGTGTAGATACGGCAAAAATCATCGTAGGGCAACCCGAAAGCGGAGAAGAAGCAATGGATACCATACGCACCCTACTGGATGCGTCCTTTGATTTAGTAGTATTAGATAGTATTGCTGGTCTCGTACCCCATAAAAATTTAGAAGAGGACTTCTCATTTAATCCAATGGCGTGGCAAGCACGTTTTGTGAACTCTTCATTACCTAAAGTTCTTCCAAGTTTATCTAATGGTGGAGCGTTGGTAGCCGTCAATCAAGTTCGTAGTAGTATCGGCCCTGTGGCATTAGATAATATGCCCGGCGGGTTAGCGCAATCGTTCTTCGCACATGCACTTTTGCAGGTACGTCGTAAAGGTTGGATAGAGGAAAATGGTACGAAGGTAGGCTTTGACATGGAAGTTAGATTACGTAAAACTAAGATCGGTGGAGAAAATTGGAACTCTGCGGCTGTACCTTTTAGAGTGGATGGGGGGATAGATATTTTAGAGAGCTACATTAGAGAAGCTTTAAATAAGAAACTAATTACACAAGCGGGGCCATGGTATACTCATAAAGAACAAAAGTATATGGGTCTGAACGGGTTAAAGAAAAGCTTCCTAGAAGATGAACAATTACTAGAGGAACTAAAAAATAGTGTTACCTAGAGACTATACTGACCAAGAGAATATAATTGCTGACTATTTATCTGAATGGGGTATACGTCACGAAACGCAAGCACCCTTTCCACCGTACACGGTAGATTTCTATATACCTGAACTTAGTATGGTAATTGAAGCGGACGGTGTGTATGGACATTTGGGTAAACGAGATAGAATACGAGACCGGAAACTAATAGAGACCGGAGATATACAAATCGTATTACACTGTAAAGAAACAACTAAAAGTAAGATAAAGGAATTTCTATGGCGGGAATTAAACAAATTGGCACAACCACAGGGATAAAAAAGAAAACTACAAAACGTAAGTCTAGTCCTAGAGTTAGTAATCAAGATAAAGATTTCCTCAAGATGTTAGATGAACACTTAAAGGGTAAGATGTCTCCGCATCGTGGGCAGGTGTTTTATCCTTCCGCATTAGGTAGTACCTGTGATAAGTACCTCTATGCATCTTTTAATGGTTTTCTTCCATGGGAAGATTTAGACCCTAGAGTGAAACGTATCTTTGATACAGGCTCGTCGCTAGAAGATCGTATGGCTAAATATTTTACAAAGATGAATATTCTTATCGCTCGTGAGCAGCCGTTAAAGTTAGCGTCTCCTCCTATTAGTGGGCGATTAGATTTCTTGTTACGTCATCCCACCAAAGGGGAAGTGGTGGTAGAACTAAAGTCAATTAATGATAAAGGATTTAACGATCTAAAAAGTTCTCCTAAACAAGATCATTTTATTCAGCTACAAATTTATTTAAACTTACTAAATAAAGATTATGGAATTGTACTGTATGAAAATAAAAACGACCAAAAATTGAAAGCTTTTAAAGTACAGCGAGATATAAAAGTTTGGGAAACTTTGTTGGAACGATGTATAAACATTATGAATATGTCAGAGTTACCAGCTACTTGCACTGGAGATGTTTGGTGTAAATGTAAAGGGATAGATACCCGCGGATTAGCTGTAGAATATTAAGGAGTAAAAGATGGTTAACTATAAAGAGGGTGAAAAAACTACGGGGTGGACTCCAATGAAAGCATTGGGTAATGTTCGACGTAGATTGGAATCTGATTTACAAGTTTCTTCTTTTGATGTCGATATTTCTAATCTTCCAAAGTTACCTTTAGGCGATTATGCTACTACTTCAAACGAAGGTCTGGAAAGTTATTTAGCTATGTTTGGTGGATATACAAGTTATCTTGAAGCTGAAGTGGCAAAACTTGACAGTACCCTGTCCGCTTTACAAGCGGCGTTTGACGATGGGATAGCTAAGGCTATGAATAATATAGCGACAGAGCGTGAAGAAGCGGGGAAGAAAAAGCCAACACGAGAAGAATTACGTGGGGAAGCCTTGAACTCTTACCCACAATTATGGGAGTTACGTAAGGAAGTTATTGAAACGGAAGCGGCGGTGAAGCAGTTGAGTGGGACACTTAAAGCTTATGACAAAGCTTACGCCTCAGTGTCACGGGTAGTCGGTCTCCGAACAATGGGGGAGCGTCTTAGATGAATTATTTAGGTTTAGATTGTTCTTCAAAGGCAGTACATGGGGTAATTGTAAATGAGGGGGAAGAACTAGTTTCAAAATTGAAATTTCATTCAACCCCTAAAGATTCGTTTGATAATAGACTTTTCCAAATATTTGATAACTTTTCGGTATACCTAGAGAATGAATTAGAGTATAATGATATACAATGTTCTGCAATTGAAGCAGCCATATATATCCAAAACGCTCGTACCACCATGGAAATTTCTGGGGTGGTTAGTGTTGCGAAATATTTGTTGCACACTAAAGGAATTCTTTGTTATCCTGTTGATAATAGAAGTTGGAAAAAACAAATTCTAGGTAAGGGGAATGCAGGAAAACCAGATATTAAAAATTTTGCGGTAGAGAAGTGGGGAGATGTTTTCCCCGAACAAGATTACGCCGACGCAGCCTGTATAGCGTTGTGGGCGAAAAGAAAAGGAGAGAACCTTGCCTAATACATTTTATATGAGTTCCGGTAAAGAACCTAAAAAAGTAACTTACGAAGATAAACTACCTTCTGGTATGACGTTTGAGGAGTTTAAAAAACAACAGGGTGTGGTAATATGGTGTAAGTATTATGACTGTGTAAACAATAAACAATTTGAAGATACTCAACGGACTACGGGTACGCTTAGGAAAAACAGCAGTTATAAACCAATCAGTGAACGAGAAAATGTTTGGCAAGGAGTTTGCACAAGAGATGAAATTGGAGTGGATTTTCAAGAATTCTTTTCTAACGGGGCTAAATTTAAAGTGCCGATGTGTTTCAATGCAGCTACTAATAAGACAGGCTATATGGATTTTAGTAAAATGCTACAATCAGATGGGACACCATACGGAGGTAACATTGATTCACAAAGTCCTGAACATGGAACTGAAGCGTTTGGGGTACATTAATGCCTAGAATAATATCACCGGAAGTTCGATTAGAAGCTATGGGTTTGTATGTTTCTGGGGAGCATTCAGCGAAACAGATCACCCAAAAACTTTCAGATAAGTTTGGGGTATCCCTCACTATCTCTACAATTTATGCATGGTCAAAAAAATTCAATTGGGATGAGAAACGTTTGGAAATACAAAGTGCTGGAACCACGGCAATAATGGAAACGGAAAGTCAACGATTTGCTCGTTTGAGTACTGAACATTTAGACCTTTATGGTAAAATTAGACATAAAGCAGAAGATGATTTAGTAGGATTAGAATTTCATGATGCAGGTACAGCCGCTCGTACTATTGATATGGGAATTCAAGGCGAACGAGAGACAATGAAAGGCTTA